ATGTTGTCTACAGATGTATTGACTTATAAAGCAATTGTAGATATCGTAGTTTATGCTAAAACTCATTACATCAAACCTTTGAATGTTGGTGGTAAAGAGTACTATGTTGCTTTTGTACGTCCAGAAGCTTTGGCTCAGTTGAAAAAAGATGCTGACTACCAAAGAGCGGTAGTAACTGGTGCTGATCGTGGTAAAGACAACCCATTCTTCTCAGGTGGTATTCTGACTGTTGATGGTGTATTGTTCCATGAACATCGTTTGGTTTATAATACTAAAGGTGCTGCTTCCGGTTCTAAATGGGGAGCTTCAGGCACAATTGATGGTTCTCGTATGCTATTGTGCGGTTCTCAAGCTTTAGGTTTTGCAGACTTAGGTGCTCCTGAGTGGTCAGAAAAATGGTTTAACTATGACTCCTCTCCTGGTATCAACATTGATAAAATGTTTGGTTTCTTGAAACCTAAATTCTATAGCATCTACGACAAATCTGAAGAAGACTTTGGCGTATTGTGCATAGACCATGCTATCTAATTAATTGACAAAACCCCTCACGCCTCCGAGAGTGGCTGGTATAGAGAAAGTTAAAAACGCTAAGAGACTCTATACTCGTAAGATTCTTCCACAGAACAAGCGCACCAGAGGGGTTACTCTAGGAGATCTAATGGCTAAATCAAAAGTTCCAACAAAAGCACCTTCAAAACCAATGCCTGGCAAAGGTAAAAAAGGGTGCTAAACATCTTTAATTTTTTAAAGAATCTATTGATGATTCTTAAACAGAAAGTAGAGTTGATGATGATCTACATTTCTCCTTTTAATATCATCGTATAGGAAACAAATATGGCAATTACTAAAAAACCTGGCCGCCAGGAAAAAATCGTAGCAACGGTAGACTATAGTTTCGCTGATCTTACTTCAGGTACAGCAGTAGCAGCAGTTAATCTGCCAGCAAATGCTCGTATCTTGTCAGTAACTAATAAAATCGGTACTGCGTTTAATAGTGCTACTTCAGATGCTCTGATTATCCAATCTAATGAAAGCACTCCAAAAGCTTATATTACTATTGGAGCAGCTTCCGGTGCATTATCAGCAGGTCTGACAAGTGTAGCAGCTACTACTAACCTTGGCTTTAAGAATACTGTCCCTTCAACTCTAGATGTTAAATGGACTGGTGTTGGTACTGCTCCTACTACTGGAGATGGTACTTTGATCGTAGAGTACATTGTAGACGGTAGAGCAGCTTTCACTCACGGCTAATAACTAATAAAACCCCATAGTTCTCATGGTACTCACAGAGTAATATGGACTATGGGGTTTTTTAATATCTAGGATAAATAAATGACATCCCTTCCTACTATAGGCAACACTAATAAAATACCGTCATTGATATCTTTATTGTTTGAAGCCAGAACACAAACACATATCTTTCATCTTCAATCTAAATCTTATGCTGAGCATGTTGCTCTAGGTTCTTATTATGGTTCTATTGTAGATATAGCAGATTCTATCGCTGAGAATTATCAAGGACGGTATGATATAATTAAAAGCTATCCTAAAATTTCATTAACATCTACTACTCCTTTAAAGCTAATAGAACAAGTAAGACTTTGGGTAGATAAGAATAGAGGGGATTGTGGAACTGAATCTGAGATACAGAATCTAATAGACGAAGTACAATCATTAAATAACTCAACAATTTATAAGTTAAAGAATTTAGAATAATATGAATTTTAAAAAGTTTAGATCAGAATCTGGAGAGATTAGGGTAGCTAGTCCTTCTGGACATGTAGCTATTATCACTACAGAATTAGCCAATATTCCAGAGGTTCTATGGCCTCAAGCATATGCTGCTGGAGCTATCTCAGAGGATATGCGAGTAGATTCAATGGTAGATTATATTGCTGAGAAAAAAGCTGAATTAGCTAAAGAAGCAGCAGATAAACGAGCAGAATTAAAAGATAAATTAAGAACTATTATTTCTGATCCTACTCCTTACGTAGATAAAGATAATCGATTAATCTATAAGAAAGTTTTAGGAATTATAGGTGCTCCTATTAAACGAGAAGAATTAGATTCTGCTTGGGATGAAATACTAAAAGAAGAAGGTTAATAATGAATGTTTTAGAATTAGTCACTCATCTAAGAAGAAATATACTTCATGATGTTGGTGGACAAGGTACAGACTGGAGTTCTTGGAGTGATAGTGATTTTGATTCTATACAACTAAGATGGTCTAATGAAGAGTTAGTAGCTAATATAAATGAAGCTATTAAGCTAGTTTATCGAAGAATTAATCCTATTAAAGACTTAGTACAATTAGATATTGAAGCAGGCACACACACCTATGCTTTACCTAGTTATATAGCTAAAGTACTAAAAGCTAAAAGGCAAAATGGTAAATATTTAGAGGAAAGAAGTATGGATGACTTCTGGAATATGACTGAATATAATACTAAAACCGGAGAACCTATCTCTTTTTTTACAGATGTAGAACAAAGTAAGATAAGAGTTTATCCTATTCCTACTGCTGATGAGACTTTAGATTTAATGATCTATCGTTATCCCAAAACAGATTTATCTTGGGAAGAACCAGAAGAAGTTCCCGAATTACGAACTGAATACCATGTTCCTATGTTATACGGAGCAGCTTCTATTTGCTATATGAAGGATGAAGCTAATACCTTCGATCCTGGTAGATCAACTTCTTTCTCAGTAATGTTTGATAGAGAATTTCCTTTTACTTCTGCCTATTCTAATCTAAGAAAAGAAAGAACTGCTAATAGACCAATTGCTTATGGCGGTATTGGAAATAATACTTCTCGTAGAAGACCTTATCAAAATAGAAGCGAGAGATACTAATGCCTAAACATCCAGCTTCAGTTAATATAACTGCATTTAAAGGATTAAATAACAGAGGTTCTCCAGAGAATACTGCTGATGCCTTCTTAAAGAAAGTTAATAATTTTAATATTGATGTCACAGGCAACATCTCTAAAAGAAAAGGTTATACTAAAAAGATAACCGGAGTATTCACTTCTTTATGGGCTTCTGAGAATAATCTAGGTTGCTATGCTGTCTTAAATAATGATCTTATTAGGATCTGGGAAGATTACTCTACTGATGTAATAGCAGCAGGAGTAGGCCCTGAAGAAATCTCATTTGAGGAAATAGATGGAATTATTTATTATACTTCTACTAGCAACAATGGTATCATATCTAACGGTCTCAGACGAAACTGGGGTATTGAAAGAAATTGGTTATCTCCTACTCTCAATCAGTCTACTGGTTCTTTGGATGCTGGTTATTATCAAGTTAACTTTACTTGGGTCTATCCAGATGGAAGAGAATCAGGATGTGCTAGGTCATCTGTTATCGCTATTTCCCAAGATGGGGCTATAACTGTACAGATACCTCAAGGACCTAGTGGGGTATTATATGCTAGAGTTTATTGCTCTACTCAAAATGGAAATACTCTCTATTATCATGGCTATGCTAATGAAAACTCTAGTTATTTAATATCAGATACCTCTTCGTTAATAGATCCTCTACGTTTCTTTAATATTGATAAAGCTCCTTTAGGACATATTACTTCATATTATAGAGGTCGTATTTATATAGCTTCTGGCAATACTCTCTGGTATTCAGAACCGTTTCAATATGAACAGTTCAGATTAGAATCTAACTATTTCGAGTTCCCTGAGGAAATTAGAGAGGTTATGCCAGTAGAAGATGGAATCTGGGTAGCTTCAGATAAACTTTATTACTTATCAGGAGAAGAACCTGACAAATTTAAAAGGACTGTCAAAGAGCATGTTAAGGTTGTATCAGGCACTTCAACTAAAATATCTGGGAGTTATATCCACCTTGATAATACTCCTATTGGATATAAATGGTTAGTTACTTCTAATCTAGGAGTATGGGTTTTATTTAATCAAGGATTATGTATAAACCTAACCGCTGAGAATGTAGCCTTAGAGTCAGCAGATTCTGGTACATCTTTATTTTTACAAGATTCTGGTATGAATCAGTATCTTTCAATTCTTCGTACTAATTCTAATCCAAATAATGCTATCCTTGGAGATTTAGTAGAAACACAAATAGTCAGAAATGGCGTTATTATAACTTAAGGAAACTATGGAAAACACAAACAAATTTTCAATCGGTGGTATCTTCACTTTTGAACAAGTACGAGATGGTAAAGTAATTGATACTTGGAGTCAAGAAAACATTGTAGTTGATACAGGTCTAAATTATTTACTGGATGCTGCTCTATCCGGTGGTACGGTTAATGTAAACCATTATATTGGACTTTTCTCTAATAACTATACTCCTATTGCTGGAACTATTATTTCTGATTTAGTAGAAGTTAATGCTAAATATGATGAAGTAACTAGACCTATTTGGTCAGAGGCAGGTGCAGTAACTAAAACAATTACTAACTCTGCATCTCCAGCTACCTTTACATTTAATGCTGGTGAAACTGTTTACGGAGCTTTTTTAACTAGTAACCAAACTAAAGGCAGTAACACTGGTACTTTGGTAGCAGCTTCTAAATTCTTAGCTTCTAGGGTTATGATAGCATCAGATGTTCTTAGAGTAACTTACACGTTAACAATTTCTTCTACTTAATACTTATAGAAAATGAGAATCCCTCCTGCATTTAGATATAAAGGTGATATACTTAAAGCTGTAAAATTAAAAGCACAAGCGCTTCAGTTTTATAACTTTTCAGTAAATCAATTAGAAATAGGAGGGGTCTCTTTTGCTTCTAAAAAGCTACCTTTAGAAGATGGATCTTTAATTAGTATAGTCATAAGAAAAGAAGGAATATACCAAGCTATTACTGGTGTTATTACTATCTTTGGAAACACTGTAAAAGCTATTAGTAAAGTTGCATCTAAAGCATACCCTACATTCTTTATGAGTTCAGGTAATAGAAGAGTATATGATAAAAGTTATGATCTTGATACTGGTTTTAGTGTCTTAAATGATACTTATGATTATTTCTCAGGGGCTGGGTATCATACTACAGGTGGTTATTGGAATTCTACAAATAACAATATTTATCCTTTTATTAATAAAACAGCTAATGACAGTGGAAGTTGGACAAATG